ATGGCTATTTCAGATAGTTATATAAAGTCGTGCCTTGGGCGCGAGCGCGACAAGGTTGAAGAAAAAGCAGACCGGGATGGACTCTGGGTCCGCATTTCCCTGAAAGGGGCGGTAACGTTTTTCTACCGGTTCCGGTTTCTTGGCAAGCAGGACAAGATGACGATCGGCAGTTACCCTGAGTTCAGCCTCAAGGCTGCCCGCGACGAAGTGGCGAAATGGGCCGCTATTCTTGCCAGGGGAGAAAACCCCCGCATCAGGCAGAGCCTCTATAAAGCGAAGATTAACAGCCAGTACACCTTCGAAGAGTTGTTCAGGGAATGGTATTCCATGGTCTGTATTCAGAAGGAAACGGCCAGTCAGATCCTGCGCACGTTTGAGCTTCACGTTTTCCCTAAAATCGGTAAGTACCCGGCGCACCAGTTGACGCTACATAACTGGCTCACCGTTCTTGATCGCCTGGCCCAGGGGTATTCGGAGATCACCCGCCGGGTCATCAGTAATGGGCGACAGTGCTATTCATGGGCGGTGAAACGGCAATTGCTGGAAGTTAACCCGCTTTCTGAAATGTCCGGACATGACTTCGGTATCAAAAAGCAAATGGGTGAGCGCACGCTGGACCGGAAAGAACTGGCGCTGGTCTGGCGAGCCATTGAAGATTCGCGACTGATTGAGCGAAACAAGATCCTCTACAAACTGTCGCTGTTCTGGGCGTGCAGGGTGGGTGAGTTACGTCAGGCGGAAATATCCCATTTCGATTTTGAAGAGGGTATCTGGACGATTCCGTGGGAAAACCATAAAACGGGCCGCAACACTAAGAAGCCACTGGTGCGCCCCATCATCCCGGAGGTTGTCCCGCTAATCAGGCGCGCTATTGAACTGGCTCCGGGGCAGTATGTTTTTTCTCGTTTCTCCGATAAGCCAATGAGCGAAGGTTTCCACATGAGCATCAGTAGCAACCTGGTAAAGTTCATGCTGAAATCCTATAACCAGCAGGTACCGCATTTTACCATTCACGATCTGCGCCGGACTGCGCGGACCAATTTTTCTGAGCTGACCGAACCGCATATTGCCGAAATAATGCTGGGCCATAAATTGCCCGGTGTCTGGTCGGTATACGACAAGCACACGTATATTGATGAGATGAGGGTTGCATACGGTAAGTGGTGGGCCCGACTGATGAGCATCATCGAGCCCGACGTTCTGGAGTTCACGCCGCGTCAGACCGGATAATTCGGCCTTTGCTGTCGCGGGCAACATTCAGGTGTGACATGGGCCGGCGAGTCTGCCGGGACATTTCCCTGATTTGCCATTCGGTGACTTTTGTCGTCAAGTACCTGTTGGATCCGCCCATATACGAGCAATCAGGATCCGGGAATGGATTGCTGCCTGCCGGGCGTTTCCGGTAGCGCTCCAGAGTGCGTGACGAAATACCCAGGTGATCGCAAATCTCCCTGGTGCTCATCCATTCAAATTTTTCGCTATGTTTTTTGCTCATCTTCACACCTATGGCCCCAAACGGGGCCGGTTGTCTTAATGTCCATCTCTTCGCCATGCGAATGGGATAGATTCGGGCACAATCCACAGGTGACGCATGTTTGCTACGTTAACCAGGTCTTTTTGCGCCGGGAAAATCTCTACGGCATCCCGGTCCTGATAGCCGACTGCGTTTTTAATTTCCTGCAATGCGTCCCACGTGATGCCGTCTTTCCAGCGGCCACTGGCGCCCATGCTGGTGGTATTAATCGACAGCCTGATCACGCCGTCCGCTTCCTTAAATTCCTGCACAAGAAAGTAGGCGTTAACCCATACCTGGCTGCGTTTCGGGTCATACATCTTGATGGGCCAGCTTCCTTTCGGCACTGGTTTTAGTGTTCCGATCACGATTTCATCCCCCACAGCTTACCGCGCTTTTCTGCGTCAGCCTGGCAACTCGCACACATCCGGCAGCCGGGAACCGCCCGGCGCCGAGCCTCTTCAATCGCATCCCCGCATTCGTCACAGTGAGTAGCTGATACGGCGTTGCGATCTATGCGGTGCTTTTGTATGGCTGCCTGTCGCTGGAGTTCTTCAAGCTCGCTGGCGGCGTCGATAGTGTCTGGTCTCATGCTGCACCGCCTTCAACACACTGAAACGTAATCACCCACACCCAGGGGTTAGCCTGCCAGCTTTCTTCGCCGTAAATGGACTGCCACAATTCAGCAAAGCGGCGTTTGGCACCTTTAGGAATAGGTTTCGACTCGTCATATTTATAGAGGTGGCCGACACCTTCTGACATGGCATCTTCCTCGCTGATAGCGTTCAGTCGCTCAACCCGCACGCCAGTAATCTCCAGCGTGATGCGGCTGGCCCAACGCGGCATGTGGATAGAAGGTGTCCAGCGAATTTCGTCAACTGGCGGTACGTTTTCATAATGCGATGGAACATGCTCAGGGTAATTCGCGCGATAGAGCTTGAGTTCCGGCGCGCTGGCTCCTGCCTCTGCCCACGTCTCGCGCACCCAAATGCGATCGCCGGGCTGACCAAAAGGGCAAAGCATCGGCGCCAGCCTGCAAGTGATGCTGGAAATCTCTCCATTGCGGCCACGTACAACCGGGTTAACCATGCCGCGCTCATGCGATAACTTGACGATCCGCCGCGTTATTGTTTTGCGTCCGTCGAGAATGGCGCGAACCATCTCAGCGTTAAAAATCATTCCGCGTTCTTTCACGATTAATCCTCCGTCTTCATGTGGATGCTTCCAGCGATGATGATTACGGCAAACAGCAACCATCCCCATCCCTGCTTTTCGTGATAAATGAGGAATGCAACGCTGATAAAACCGCTGATTGGTATTGCGGCAAAGAATGCCAATGCCAAAATGTCCCGTAGCTCTTTCACGATTCCACTCCATACCGCCCATTAAGCCGGCCAGTTTTGACTACGAACTCCAGGAGGCTGACGCCCAGCGGCGCAATCTGCTGGTGATGTTTTTTGATGATGGGTTTCACCGTCGCATCCCATTGAGGCTTTGGCTTTTTGCTCATCGCCTTTTTGATTTCTTCGGTGCAACGGCGACACTGTGCGCGTATCGCGTTTTCCTGCTCTGCTGGCGTCATGGTTAAACTCCCAGGGTAGCTATGATGTCGGAAGCCGCTGAACGCGTGCCCGGCTTGCTGGACATGGCACGCCGCGCGCTGACGTGATGGATTTTCAAACCGTGCTGTTCGTAAAACTCAATGACCTTCGGTGCCGATGAGTTGCTGATCACCACTTTCGCGCCGCGCTGGTGTGCTGCCACGCAGCATTCAGCAAGCGCAACCTGGTCGGCCCATGAAAAACCGGCGCCTGAGTAACTGGTAAACCCATCGGTTCCCGGCAGTGGTTCGTAAGGCGGATCGCAGTAAACGACATCGCCATCGCCAGCCAGGGAAAGCGTCTGCCTGTAACCGGCTGTCATGAACACGCATTTGTGCGACCGGGATTTGAATGCCTTTACCTCTTCGGTGGGGAAGTGGGGCGCGGCATAGCTCCCATAGCCAACGTTGAACTGATTGCTGCGGTTGTAACGCATCAGGCCGTTAAAGCAGTGGCGGTTCAGGTACAGGAACGCTGCTGCACGTTCAGGTGCGCTGAGGCGCTGACTGTTAAATTCTTCCCGTAATTCCATGTAGGCATCTTCATTTGCCGCGCGCTTAAATAACTCCTGCGCAAACGACAGGACGCGGATATGGTCAACGTCGAGCATGGTGTACAGGTTGATCAGGTCCGGGTTAACGTCTGCCAGCAGAAAGCGCTCATGTTTATCGGAGTTAAGAAATACAGAGCCGCCGCCCACGAATGGCTCAATCAGTCGGTTGCCCGCCGGGATATGGCGATCCAACTCCGAAAGCAGAGAGAACTTTCCGCCAGCCCACTTGAGAAACGGGCGCTGCCAGGTGCGCGGGGCTGGTTCCTCTTTCGGGATAGCTGCAGCAATGCGTTCACCAATCCAGCGCATGACCGGCACCGCCATGCTGTTGCCGATGGCTTTATAGCGCGGACCATCAGGGCATTCAGAGGCATCTTTTCCGCGCCATGCGATGCGGGTGTGATTATCCGGGAAGCCCATTTGCCGTTCATTTTCGACAGGCATTAAGCGCCTGATTCGGCGTTCCGGTGTAACAATGTAAGTTTCTCGATCATCGAGAGAGCCTGCACCTCTGGCTGTAAGACAAACAGGCACGGGCGTCTGTTTTGACGGGGGATTAACCCTGCGCACGCGATCGGACTCAAACAGTATTTGGGAGGGATCGATGTCACTTCGAGCACTTGCGATAAGGAGAATTCGCGGGCGTCGTTGGGCCACTCCGAAGTATTGTGCATCAAAGGTTCTCCAGGCCACTCGGCGCTGTCGTCCAATAACAACACCTCGCTTTGACCAGAACGGAATGTGCTTACCGGTTTTTTTATCCCAGCGCCAGAATTTGCTACTTGAACCGACTGCAGGTCGTGGACCAGGTTGGAATGCTTCAATTTCGCCAGCCAGTCCTGCGAGAAAGTGACCGAACGCGTTGTCTTTGCTGCTAAATGCGCCTGTGACGTTTTCCCAGACAATAATTGCTTCTTTGTTTCCGCTTGCGCGGCGTTTGTCGTCGATTGCATCCGCAAGTTCCACAAATTTAAGTGTTAATAGGCCGCGCTGATCGCTAAGTCCCTTACGCTTGCCACCGATAGAATAGGACTGGCAAGGAGTTCCACCGACGATCAAATCTGGAGCTTCGATTTCATTCATCTCAACTTTATGGGCTAACAATGTCATATCGCCAAAGTTCGCAACCGTGGGCCAATGCGTAGCCAGTACTGCGGAAGGAAATTTCTCGATTTCAGCAAACCATGCTGGTTTCCATCCCAGCGGCTCCCAGGCAACTGAGGCGGCTTCAATGCCACTGCAAACAGATCCGTAATTCATTGCGTTCTCTCCGGGTCAAACTCAGGCCAGTTATTGCGACGGTGGTTTTCGGCCAGGCGGCGCTGCTGAATGTCTTCGAGTGAGCGGCCAGTCATTTCGGCTACGCGTTCATTCGGCAGTAATTCGAGCAGCGCCAGTTCCTGCTGAGTCCATGGCTCATCAGAACGGAATGTCATCGTCAAAATCCTGTGTCTGGTTTTGCTGGCGCATTGCCTGTTGCAGGCGCGAATCAGGGACGGCATTAGGGTCATGCTGAGGTGCACCCCAGCCACCTGAATTTTGCGTATTAGGAGCACCCCAGCCGCCGCGAGACTGGTCATGTGGTTTGCGGTCATCCTTGTCTTTTACAGTGCGCTCCAGCGTGGCGATCGTTTCTGCTGGCGTTTTTTCGAAGTACTCTTTGTAAGTCAGGCGCGATCCAGGCTGGAAAATATGCCGGACCTCAAATTTGTAGCTGTCGCTACCGTCCTGTTTGGTGGTGAGAACTTTTTGAAGGAAAAAGCCAGCGCGCTTGCCTTCCAGTGCGGGAAGAAACCATTCAGTACCGTTCTGGCCCTGCCGTTGTTGCGGTTGCGCATCCTTTACCTGAGCAGCCCACAGAAGGGCAGAAATCAGCCCCATGCCAAAGGTCTGGCTGCCATCACGGCCAAGAAAGTTGATGCGTAAAAAATTGGCTTTTTGTCCGTTAACATCGATGGATAAAACAAGCGCCTGTGACTGCGATCCGTCTTTGCCAAATTCATAAACAGCGGAAAGAATGTCACCTTCATACGCACCGGTATCTGTAATACCCGCAGTGGCGCCAGCTTTGAGGGCGGCTTCGGAAGCCTGCTTATTCCATGAAAAAGCTACAGGTTGATTCATCATTTTTTTGCCTCGTTATAAGTCAGAGAATTCAGTAATGGCGGCATCAAATTTCGCCAGATCGTTATCCATTTCCGTAACACCATCACCGATCAGATCTGGCGGGCATTTAACGGTGTCGTTGTCATCTCCCTTCAACAGGAACAAATGACGGCCATCACGCTTGATGATTCGAAGAACGATGGGGAAGTAACCTTCCGGGGTGAGCTTTTCGTTCAGCATCTTGCCGACGGTTTTCATGCGCACTTTCCCTTCGCTGTCTTCGGTATGAGCGAGGAAATAAACACGGAAGTCGTCAGGCAACTGGGTGGCGGCCTCAATGATTCGCCAGGCATGCTCGGCCATTTCAGTAAATTTGGTGTATCCGGTCTCATATGCCCGGTTCATGTTTTCGTGCTGCATGACCGCCTGAAAATCGTCGATGATGAGCATCCGACGTCCGCTGTTTGCCATGTTTTGAATAACGTTAAACAGGTGACGGCCGTCGCGAATATCAATGACGTTTCCACGCTGGATAGAGTTATCCGGCAGTCTTTTCCCGTGCAGTTTCCAGCCACCATTGTTTTTAAATGGCAGTGCCTTACGAATGCAGCGGGCAAGGATGGCGTTTTCCGGGTTTACGTTGCGCAGGCTGTATGTCTTACCGAAACCGGAATCAGCAAGGATCAGAGTCATCATCGCCATACATCACCCCTGAATAAGCCAGTGATCGACCGTGAAGCGCATGTCTTCGTCGAGCTCAGTCCCGCTCATCCAGCGCAGATACCCTTTATCAATGCGCGCCACTTCTTCGAAGGTTTTCCCCTTGTACTTACCGAAGCGCATCATATGCAGCAGGGATGGTGAGCTAGAGATTTCCCGCATTTCGCCAATACTCCATTGCGCTTCCCGCCCCATGTACATCAGCAACTCTGCTGTGACATAGCAGTCATACAGGGCGCGGTGTGCATACAGACCTTCCGGCACTTCCGGTTTCAGGCCGAGGCGATAGCGCAGGTACTGGTTGCCGTGCGACTCAAATTCCGGATACAGCTTGCGCGCCAGCTTTAACGTGCAAATCCAGGGGGCGGTAATCTGCGGCAGCTTGCCTTTGTCGAATGCGGAGTTGTGGGCCACATAGGCATCAGCGCCAAGGTACTTCCCGATCACATCAGAAATAAGCGGCGCATCGGCAACCATGTCCTCGGTGATGTGGTGAATAGCCATCGCCGCGAAGCCGATAGGCTCAGCAGGGCGAACCAGATCGCTCATCGGGTTGCAGATAACGCCTTTGACGATATCCACGCTGGCAATCTCCACCACGCCGCCCTCAAAGCTGGTTGTTTCGGTATCAATCACACGCAACATTGTTGAACTCTCCTGTAATTGCGTCGTTTACTGCGTCAAATTCAGCGAGCTGGTTAGCGACTCGCTCCAGGTCTTCGGGTTGCAGCCGGTACGCCAGACAAAGCATGGCGATCAGCATCATTCCTTCGAGGCGCTTTACCATCCGCGTTTCCTCGTTCGGGTGGACTGTGCCGGGTGCAGAAGGAAAAAACGTTCTGCACAGCCCTTGTCATGGCAAAAATGCGCGGTTCTACTCGCCATGGCGGTGTGGATTGTGCGGACGTCGCAGTCATCCGGATGGCGAAGCTGGCCGCACTTGTCGCACATCACTGAGTTGAGATGTTCCGTGGCCGAAGCCAGGAAAATGCTTTCTGCATGACTTCCGGCCACGCCGCGAGAATCGACGTACTCGATAATGTCTTCCGTGCGACCGTCGCTGTAAGTGAACGGGCCGCGACCAGTAAGCTTTACGATCTGCGAACCGAGTTTGAGACGAGAACCGACAGGAAGTGCTGCCAGTCGTTCAGAGGAAATACGCGGTAATGGATTCATAATTAACACTCCATAAGGCTGAGAGAATCCCGGCACCATGGCGGCTGCCTGTGTCGATTAATTTGGTTTTGCCCGTCAGGGCTCAGAACTTCACAACGTCTCCGGCTGGCTGCTCATCTGCGCGGACAATGCGCTCAACCGGGAAACATTCGCCAGCTACCTGCTGTTCGACGGCGGCGGCTTCGCATTGCTGCAGGTTGTCGTAAACACCGACAACAACATCCTGAAAATCACCGTTGGTCAGGCCGACAGTCAGTACCAGGGCAAATAAAGTGTTCATGACTGCGCTCCGGTTGCCTGGCGGTATTCTTCAACCGCTTTGGTCCACATCAGCGCGTCACCGAGAAAGCGGGCGATGACGATTTTGTTTTGCGCAGCGCGGACTTTGTTCAGGTCCACAATGCTTTTGTCGATAACATGACCCAGGCCAGCTATGACCATCTGGTCACTGTTCAGGACAACGCTTTCGCGAGGGTTATCAACTGACGTCAGGCGCCAGAGTGAGCCATTGGCCATCGGTGTAACTTTGTACTGATGGTTGTTGTGCGTAATTTCCATCTCATCCTCTGCCGTTGTCGCCCGGCTGGCGGAGTTAAAACCATCTGCGCTGATTTGTGGGATTCGCTGGCGGCGCCAGGCGCTTGTCTTCTGGTTGTCTCGGTGGACTGCAATTCACCGCCGCGAAGCCCGCTGTTTGGATGGGTTAAATATACAAGAATACAATCAATCTTGTAAACACATAAATTTGTATTTGCTTGTTTTATTTTGTCATGTGGTTGTTTTCTATTGTTATTTAGTTTGTTAATAGGTTTTTTATGGGAGGGTTTATTGTGATGATGACGAAAAAAAAGCCCGCAGAGCGGGCCGATTTAAAGTGATTTAGTTATTTATTGACGATTTTTCTGGCGTTGTCTGTGAGCATGTTTTCTGGAAGGCTGCGGAGGTTATACAGGTAGGTTAAATAGCAACCGCAAGAACGCGGAAGTGGCGTGTCGCTTAGGTATCCGGCAGGGCCAACTTTCATCATTTTTTTCTTTAAAGCCCAGCACCCCTTAATCGCATAAACATTTTCATTCATACTTGCATGTTCATCGCATTTTCTTGCTTTCCATATGGCAGCAATGGCATTGTTTTCTGTGGCTTTTACATGATCTGCCGCATTCAATAAAGTTCTTGCTTTGTCTACCGAAGAATCCAGATCTGAACTCTGATACTGCCTAATTATTCCTTTTTTTCGCGACTTTTTTCTTAATAAGAACGCAATAATAATCAACGCAACGGTGATTGCGGCACCAGACAGAAAAGATAAAATATCCATATTTATCCTTATGTTATCTATAGCAAAACGGAATACCAGAAAACGCGCCCTATAATTTCAACATCTTGCTCGTTAGCTTCTTCATCCTCTCGATTGAAGCTGCGGATTATCAGGATTCCGCCTGGCTTTCGGTATAGTTGTTTAATTCTCTTTAACTTTTCGTCTCCGGCCCCTGGTTGAGCAATTGCGTATAATTTTCCATCAACAATTCGCTTGTTGTTTGTGTCTACAGCGACAGTAGTTCCATCCGGGATGACCGGTTCCATGCTGTCACCAGACGCTGGGAAACAAAGCACGCCAGAGCCATCACTATTTGCGCCAACACGGCGTAGGGTTGCCTTGGAAAATCTGAGCTTAAAACCGTTATGATCTTCGCTCTGTATACGTCCGTTGCCGCATGCAAATTCAATATCCTTGAGGAAAGGCACTTCCACCTCATCAGCAGGTAATGGTGTATTTTTATCCCAGGCGTCAACCATTCCCCACTCAGCTTGCGGTGGTAGTTCATCTTTCTTTTCGTGCTCGCCTGTAAGAAGCCATTGAACAGAGCATTTTAAAGCTGACGCCAGCTCTGGAAGATATCGCGGGCGCCTTGTTTTTCCATCCTCAAGCTGCTGAATAGCTTGCTGCGACGTTTCCGCCATGGCCGCTAATTCAGCCTGAGTAAGGGACAACTCAGCTCTTCTTAACTTAACTCTCTCCGCAATAGTCATATTCACCTCATAGATAGCATTCCAATGCTTACAAGAAACAAGGTATTTGACAAACAAGTTTGTTTGACAATAAAATACAAATAACCTTGTAAAGGAGGAACCATGGAATCTCTTTCAGAACGCGTGAAAAAACGCCGTAACGAACTAAATCTGACCCAAGCCAGCTTGGCTGAATTGGTAGGCACAAAGCAGCAGACCATTCAGCAAGTCGAGTCAGGTTTAACAAAACGCCCACGGAAATTAATTGAACTGGCTACAGCTCTTCAATGTGAGCCGCGCTGGCTGCTTTTCGGTGAGCAAACAAATAAATCGAATGCCGCCTGACCGGCGGCCCAACACCAAGAGGAAGTATCACAAATGGAAAAATCAATCGCACGCAACATTTCGGAGGCGCGACGTATAGAGACCTGGCTGCACAGCCAGATTACTGAAATGGGTACTACCAACGTTGCAAAGGTGGCAGGGGTGAACAAGTCAACGGTAAGCCGCTGGCGGGAAAAGCTCGTGCCGAACATGTCTCTGCTGCTGGCCATTCTGCTGGCGAACCGGGAAGCCGGGAAAGGCGATATGGAGGCCTGAATGCCTGTTCTGAAAGGTGAAGACCGGACTGCGCGAACAGTACCGGCCTTCGAAGCGAATTAACTGGATCAATTCACAGGATTTAGTATGTCAAATACTGCCAAGGTAATCAAATTTCCTGCGCCAGGTCCGGCGCAACAGGAGACTCGAATGGCTGATCTGGAAAATGGCTATCTACGTTTAGCCAATCAGATCCAGGACGCCTTATGTATCGTCGAGCTATCAGGGCGTGAGTTTCGTGTTTTAAACGCTATCGTCAGGTTGACCTATGGCTGGTCAAAAAAGTCTGACAGGATTGCAAACAGCCTCATAGCGGATAAGACAACGCTGCAAGTTAAGCACGTATCTGAGGCGGTGCTGAGCCTTGCATATCGCAACATCATCATACTCCGCCGGATAGGGCAAACGAGATACATCGGGATTAACACCAGTCTGGATAAGTGGGCTTATGCGAAGCCTAATTGCTCAAAGTGCCCGGTTGATTTCCCTGCTGCTGAGATAGTTACATGGGTAATCACTATCCCTGAATTCGGGGATAACAATATCAAGTCAACAACCATCCCTGAAAAAAGGGATAACCATCCCCAAAAACAGGGAGAGGTATCCCTGAAAATAGGGAACACCAAAGACATTCTTCCAAATACAAATATAAATACAAAAACAAAAACCCCCTCTAATCCCCCAAAGGGGAAGGTGAAGTTTGATCCGCTAAGCATTCCTGTTCCTGAATGGCTTGACGCTACAGCTTGGGGTGAGTGGGTTGCTTATCGTCACCAGTCTGGCAAGGCCATCAAAACAGAACTGACCGTCACCAAGGCTTACAAACTCCTGAAAGAATGCCTTGACGCCGGGCACGACCCTGTAGCCGTCATCAACGCCAGTATTGCCAATGGCTATCAGGGTTTGTTCAAACCCAAATACAGCATTCAGAGCCGTAGCTCTGTCCGGGATGTGAATCATATTTCGCAACCTGACACGGAGATCCCGGCAGGATTCAGGGGGTAACGATGAAAACGACGAATGATTTACTCAGCCGTATTCAACGCATGATGCCTGCTGGCGTGCAACCGAAATTTACCAGTGCCGAAGAGTTGATGGCCTGGCAACAGGCGGAAGGGCGCAAGCGTACTGACGAGTTGGAGAAACAGAACCAGCGTGCCCGCTCTGAGAAAATTTTCGGACGTGCCGGTATTCAGGATCTGCACAAGCACTGCTCTTTCTCGAATTACCAGGTGAACGGGGACGGCCAGCGCCGGGCGCTCAGCATGGCGAAAAGCTATGCGCAGAACTTCGGCGAGGGTTTTACCAGCTTCGTTTTCAGTGGCAATCCGGGAACCGGTAAAAACCACCTGGCGGCAGCCATTGGTAATTTTCTGCTTCACAAGGGGCATACCGTGCTGGTGGTGACCATTCCTGACCTGATGCTGCGCGTTCGCGAGTGCTACGACAGCGACCAGTCAGAAGCGGCACTGCTTGATGAACTGTGCAAAGTTGACCTGCTGGTGCTGGATGAAGTGGGTATTCAGCGCGGAACCACTGGCGAGAAAGTCATCATCAACCAGGTTATCGACCGTCGCCTGTCCTCGATGCGCCCGGTAGGGATCCTGACGAACCTCAATTACGCAGAACTTAGCGCCACGCTGGGTGAACGCGTTATGGACCGTATGCAGATGGATAGCGGTATGTGGGTGAATTTCGACTGGGAAAGCCACCGCAAAAACGTTCGCCATCTCAGAGTCGTGAAGTGAGGCAATCATGAAAAATTTCACATTAAATCAGTTTGGTACGCCTGGTAAATGCCCTGCGCATAACCGGCCATGGACCGATGACGAGCAGAATCAGCTGATCGATCTGTACCCGACAACGACCTGTGAGGAAATCTCACGCCTGTTAAACCGCGGCATTCCGGCGATACGTTTTCGCATTTCGCAGCTTCGCGAAGCGGGGATCCTTCCTGTCGTCAAAAAGAGAGCCTTCACGCAGCAAGAAGACGCTTTCATCCGGCACAACTGCCGCACCATGACCGCGAAGACTATCGCCTCGCATTTGCCTGGCCGTTCAGCGCAGAACATCTACCGCCGGGCACAGTTACTGGGGATCAGCCTGGCAAAATGCGGTAACGCTCACTGGAGCACTACGTGCACGGATGAAGACGTTGCGCTGATTTGTGCGCTGCGCGACGACGGCATGCGCCCGAGCGTAATCGCGGAAAAATTTGAAGTATCCAGGCAGATGATTAGCTGGGTTTATCACAGACGTTTGACCGCGGCTGATGCTGCTCAAATTGGGAGTGCACGGGTATGAAACAGGTAACGATGGAAAGCGTAAAGCAGCGCATCAACGAATTGACTTCTACAGGCATTGTGTCGCTGCGTGGTGAATTCGAGCTTGCATGTCTATGTCAACTGGTAGCAGTGACTGAGCAGCGCGACGCGTTGGTGGCGGAAGCGGCAGCGCTTAAGTCTGGTGATTTGTTTTTCTCGTATGGCTCTGAGCACGGTTTCGAATGGCATAAAACAGCCAAAGAAGCCGCAGAAAACGCAGAAGCAGCAATTGATGACTATCGCGGTGATGCCTGTGATGGGTGGCCAGAAGAAGTCAGCAGTATCTGCTGGGGAGTAATCATGCAGTCATCAACGATGGTTGGTGAACGACCACGCAACGAAGACGACTGTGTTGATTCGGCAATAGACACCATCTGCGATTACGCATTGCTTCCTGCAATCGAAACCTCCGCCACATCCTCCGCAATCGCAGCGCTGAGAGCGGAAGGGGTGGAGATGTTTGCCAAGAAATGCTCGGAAAAATCAAAGCAAGCAATATCTTCTGACACCCGTGACAACTGGTGGCTATGCGGAGAGCATGCGGATGATTTCGCCCGCCAGCTTCGCGAGAGCAAAGGGGAGGCGTCAAATGTCTAAATCATCAGATGTGCATGACCTGTTAAGCGCCTATCAAAAACAAGCCCGGAAGGTTCCCGCTAAGGGTGTTTATGCCTCAAGGCATCGGCAGGTTGAAGTGCAGGCGGCGCATACACGCAAGATAATGCGCAAGCGTCGCCGTTCAGTCGGCAAGTCAAATAAGCTGGGTTACCGCATGACGGCGGAAATGCGCGTAGCAATGATTTGCGATATGAATTTTTGGGCGCTGGTGTGCCGCAGTAACCGAAAAAATACATCGGTGGTTAACGGCGGCGCAGTCGAGAGCAAAGGAGCGCAGTCATGAGCGACTTTTCAACAGAGCGCGTTGTGAAAGCGAACAAGACTCATCGTTGTTGTGAATGTCACGGGGCTATTTCTCCAGGCGAAAAATATGAGCGCACCTTCTTGGTTTATGAAGGTAATTCAGGAGCATACAAAACATGCCTGCACTGCGTGGAGTCACGTAACTGGCTCATGAATGATGCTGACTGGCCTGACGATATCGACGGAGACGGGCATCAATGGTTTTACACCATGCTGCGCGAACACTTGATGGACCAGGCTCGCGATGGCGACCGCAAGTTTGCATTCCGTGCATACCGCCACATCGCGCTTATGGATAAGCGTCGCAAAGCCTGGGCTGATGCTTACAACGCAGAAACGGTGAAAATTCGCGACAGACTAATGGGAGCGACAGCATGACCAACGAACAGATTCAGGCACTCAGAGCGGCTATTGATGATGCAACGCAAGGAAGTTGGGTTAACGAATCGGGCGAAGGATGGGAGGCGATTTGCTGCGATGACGACCAGGGAAATGCGGGCTTCATTATCGCTGAGTTTCAGGGCAGGGATGCGGCAGACAACCGAAAATTTGTGCAGTGCGCTAACCCTAATACCATCCTCTCACTGCTGACAGAGCGTGACGCTGATAAGGCGCTGATTGCGGAGCAGGCGAAGCGGATTGAATTTCTCAAGGAGCAACTGGCTCAACTGGCTAACTTCAATCCCGACTGGGACAAGCTCGAAGCTGCAACAGACAGCCTGCGCGAGCACATGGCTGAATTAACTGAGGCGAATAAGCGCATCGCTGAACTGGAGGGCGCACTCAATTTAGCCTCAGCCAGTTACGCAGGTGAGCGAGAAAGAGCAGACGCTTTGCAGGCCCGTATGCGCACCGTTAAGTTTCCAGAGGATTGGCATTTTGAAGAATGTGAGACCGAAGGATGCCAAAACGGTGCGCTGTTTAGTGTAGGGAAAGCAGCAAAAAATTTACATCTTTGCGAAGTATGCGCTAAAGAACCTGCTAACTCTCGCCTGAGTAAAACAGCGCTACCAAAAAGGCTGCCGTTTAGGATTGCCGCTGGCATCACTTTAGACGTGGGGGAGTGAAAGATGTCCAGACGAATCAGACTAACCGATGCGCAGATATATACGTTGCGCCGCATTCTTAGCGGCACTCGTTACTTCATGCAAGGGAATGGTGTACGTGGCGACGAAGATAATGGTTCGCGCAGGGTTAATAGCCCCTCTCTACCAGTGTTGTTTCGAGAGGGGTTAGTTACATTTTGTAGCGACGTTAAAAAACATCCTTTCCAGTGGTACAGCATAACTATAACGCCAGATGGGGAAAAGGCAGCAATTGGCGCGCAAACAAGAAAGGAGCGCGGATTATGACAGCACAATTACCGAGCACGGAATACACGCTGGAATACCTGCGTGAAATAGCATATCGCGGCAGTTATGACGATATGCAGCGCAATCTGGCCCGCGCACTCCTGGCGGCGCATGAGCAAGAGCCGGTGGCGTACTCTCTGATTTTCAGAAACATGGATGGCGTATTAAACAGCGACATCAACACAAACACGACATTTGCCACGCGCGAAAAAGCTGAGGCATACGGTAGGGGCGGAAGGTATGAGACCCAGCCTGATGGCTCGCTTAAGTGGGTTGCTGATGAAAATCTTGATCCTGTTGTTGTTCCGCTCTATGCCCACCCCGCGCCAGTCTCTGCGGGGCAAGATAACTGGAAAGGGCAACTTACTGGCACGCAATGCACGCCAGAAAGCGTAAGTAAATTGAGCACTGGTACGTCAGTTGGTGTGGCGATAGTCCCTGCGGTGCCGGAAAATCCACCTTTTGCGGTTATGCAGAGAGCACTTGATGCGTTTTATGCTGAGGACGACGAAGTGCCAGAGAATCAGATGCTGGCAGCATATCGTGTATTTCGCGCCGCCATGCTCAACGGGGGTAAATCATGAACAAATTAACCATCTCAGACGTGATTGACGCAAAGCTGGTTGAAGCTTTGCGACTCGTTCAATGCATGCTTGAAGATTTTAGGGCGCAAAATTACGGACATGCCCATGACTGGATTAGACATATTGATTCAGCTATGAGCGAGTATACCGATACTCACACCGATGACGCTTATTCAATGCTACATGACCTGCTCCAGTCCGGTAATTCAGCGCAACATGTAACGGTACCTTCCGGGTATGTGCTGGTCCCGGTTGAGACGACTACTAATCAATGGGCTGCTGGAATGCAAGCTTTTGATTCTGGAATGGATAAGGTTACGCGGGTGTATAAAGCCATGCTCGCCGCAGCGCCGAAAGCACCCGGCAGCCAACTAACGCTAGCGCCGGGATGGACTGGCAACAGTGATGCCAATGCGGCACTCGTAATGCTCGACAGAATTGACACCCTCGACCCTGCGGACGACGACCGCATAGAAGAGGTTAAGCAGATTGTTCGCTTCCTTGCTGAGCAGAAAGCACTTGATGCGCCGAAAGCAAAGAACGTCATCGGCCCCTATCAGGGAACAGATGGGAAAGAGCAGGACATTATCACTCTGGCAGCGAAAAATGGTGATAGCAAATGTTGGTGCCGCATCTGCCGCCCGGTAACGCTGACCGATACAAGATTCGTTGTGTGTCCTGACTGTGGTAACAAGCGCTGCCCTAAAGCCAATGACCACCGCAATGCTTGCAGTGGAAGCAATGAGCCGGGTCAGGAAGGAAGTGCGTATCCAGATACGCCGAAGGGGGTGTGAGGTGGAAGCATTCAAGGATTTCAGCATCACAGACTGGCTGTTTTTCGCAACAATACTTCTCGTATGGCTTTATATGGCGGCAAAGGTGTATCACTGGTTTGGGCTGCTTTTGCTTCGCCGTGGCTGGCGTTGGTGGAACAGGAAAGACGAAAAAGCGCTTGCGATGGATTCACTTTACGATGCCTTTGGTCTCGACAAGTTGCAGCCTGGTGAGAGCTTAATAGCCAGAACAGAGGGTGGCCTTACCATTCAAATATACAGGCCTAAGGAATAGCCATGACCAGCAAACTCAAACAGCGCCGTCTGCGCCGACTCCGTGACGATGTAGCCTGGTGGCGGGCAGAAGCCAAAGACTGGAAACAGATTGCGCTGGAGCATGCCGATAAGCTGGCGGAGATGCGGCGACAAATGGTCGGATACCAGAAGCAATAACCACCGAACCAAGCCCCTATCACAGGGGCTTTTTTATGCTTCACGCTTCGTTGATTTCCCGCGTAGGCCCGTCCATAATATCCACAACGGCCTGAGAAACCGTTAACTATCTGCGCGCATTTTAGGGGACTTTGATGCGCGAACAATTTGAGAATACCTTCCTGCCGTCAGCGTCATCAGATGCTGAGGTTTTTTTGCATTCTGCGTTTAGCCTCTTCGGAGGTGAAGCGTGAGCCAGCAATTCCACCTTGTAAGCGAAAGCGTTAAACAAAGCGCCATAAACTACATTCGCAGCCTCCCTGTTGACTATAAGCGCCCCCTGGTACTGGACATTAAAGAGCCAACGCGCACGCTAGTCCAGAACCGCAAAATGTGGCCCCTACTGAAAGACCTGTCAGATCAGGTTATCTGGTACGGAAACCGGTACGACTCCGACGACTGGAAAGACCTCATTACCGCTCTGGTGGCGAAGACCAAAAAACAAGAGCAACGCATGGCTCCCGGCCTTGATGGTGGCGTTGTGATGTTTGGTCAGCGTACCAGCAAGATGACCGTCCGCGAGATGGTGGAAGTCATCGAGGCTATCTACTGGTTCGGCACGCAGCAGGGCGTGAAGTTTAGCGAAAAATCCCGCCTCGAAATCGAATGGGCCAAACGCTGGGGAGAATCCCATGCATAGCCCACTCGCAAAAATCATTGAGCGATCTATCTTCCGCATTCCTGCGCGCCGGAAACGCAAGGCGGCACTTTTACCTTCCGAAATACCCACCCTTAAAGGTTACACAGCTCGCCTTGTCGATCAGAAATGGCTGCGTCTGGCAGCGAGGAGAAATCATGCGTAAGCCTCCGCGCCGTAAATGCACAGTATGCCGTGAATGGTTTCACCCGGTCCGGGCCGAGCAATACGTGTGCTCGTATGAATGCGCCTGTGTACACGGTAAAGCCGCCAACGATGCTGCCAAAGCCGAGAAGCAGCGCAAAGAGAAAAAGCGTCGCCTGGAGGAAGAAAGGGCCGATCGCCAGCGCCAGGCCGAGCGCCGGATGGCAGTGAAGCCTCTGAGTTATTTCATCAAGCAGGCTCAGCACGCTTTCAACGAATTTATCCGGTACCGGGACAGGGATTTGCCGTGCATCAGTTGCGGCCGCCACCATGACGGCCAGTACCACGCCGGACACTTTCGCACGACCGGGGCCAGCCCTGAATTGCGCTTTGATGAGGACAACTGTCATAAACAGTGCTCCGCCTGTAATAACCACCTTTCCGGCAACCTCACCGCATACCGCCCGGCACTGATCGCCAAAATCGGCCAGGCGCGCTTTGACGCACTGATGGGCCCGCACGCATTACCGAAATGGACCAGAGACGACTATACCAGGATCCGCGACGAATACCGGGCGAAGCTCCGCGACCTGAAAAAGCAGGAGGCCGCGTGAAACCTGAATACATCCAGTACCAGGCCGAAAGCGTAGCGCGGGCGAAGCTGCCCGCCGTAAAGCGCCACAGCAAGCCAGTTAAGACCACACAGACGAAACAGCCAAAGGGAGTAGCAGCATGCGCCTTGAATCAATAGCGAAATATTTTGCACCTAAATCACCTATGTTCAGCGACTCCCCGCGCGCCACTGCATCGGAGCGCCTTACCGGTACTGACGTTATGGCTGCCCTTGGTCTGGCTGGTTCTAAATGCGGATTCGGGTTTGATCTCTATCTGGCGAAAATTGGCATTAGCAGCCCCGATCGGGCAATGGAGGCTCTTTATGAATCAGCCGTCGAAATATCAAGACGCTATAAAGTCGTGTCAGAACTCAGCGAGAGCGATCGCACGAGAATTCTCGAAATTATGTGTGCTTTTGCATACCAGGATTACTCACGCAGCGCGGCAAGCGTGCGCCGGTGTGATTGCTGCAATGGAGAAGGGTTTATCGAAGCTGAGGTGTTCACTAATAAAGTTTCCTTCCCATGGGGAAAGGCACCGTACTGGGCGAAAATGTCCCGCGCCGTTGGTCCGGGTGACTGGGAAAAATGGAGCTCAGTTCGTGAAGTGGTCAAGGTCAAGTGCAAGACCTGTGACGGAAAGGGTGTTATCAGCAATTCGTGTCGCTGCCATGGGAAAGGGAAGGTGCTGGATAAGGATGAGAGCGAGCGCCAGGGCGTGCCGGTAAATAAAACATGTGATCGGTGTGGCGGGAGAGGCTATGCAAGGCTTAAGTTCTCTACCGTTCTTGAGGGTATCAGAACCGTTACAGACATAAAAAAAACATCCGGATACGAGCAATACCAACCATTATTCGAAGATCTGGTTGGGGAGTGCCATAAGCAGGAATCATATGCTGATTCCATGCTATCAAAAGTTACTATGTGAGAAATAATTTCTCATTATCTGGGATTATTTAGAAATACCTGTTGCAATCTGCGGAAAAACTGGTTAGCTTTAGCTCTAACGCTGGGAATCCGTTCAGTCGTTCCGAAGCAAAAAATTACAAGCCCGAGGTTAATGCCTTGGGCTTTTTCGTATCTGGGTCAGTCGTATAAAGGTCATTACGGCAGGCTGTTAACCTGCTTATCGTGGTTCAAGTCCACGCTGTCCCGCCAAATCCCTCTACCTGGGACCATTACGGCCTTACCGCCGACATTGCTCGACCCATATTGCCAACCCAGAGGTTGGCTTTTTTATTTTCAGGCCCCGGACAATCAACCCTCATCGTCTCGTTGTTAATTGCAGTCCGAGGGCCTGATCTTCCCTTTCTCACATCACACAGCACTTCCCAAACGTGGAGGTGGAGTATGTATCGAATGGACAAAATAACAACTGGTGTGAGCTACGGTTTTGCCGGAGCAAACGGAGGGTTCTGGGTGCTCCAGCTACTGGATAAAGTCTCGCCCTCGCAGTGGGCAGCAATTGGTGTTCTCGCCAGTATTCTTTTTGGTCTGCTGACGTATCTGACCAACCTGTATTTCAAAATCAAAGAGGATCGGCGAAAAGCCGCCAGGGGTGAGTGATGGCAAACAGGGCAAAGCTTAGCGCGGCAATGTTGTCTCTCATCGCCGTGGGGGCATCAGCGCCGGTACTGTTTGATCAGTTCATCAGCGAAAAAGAAGGTAACGCGCTGGTGGCCGTTGTCGATCCTGGTGGCGTCTGGTCACTATGTCACGGCGTAACGGTTATTGACGGCAAGCCAGTTGTTAAAGGCCAGCGTGCAACGGAAGCACAGTGCAAGAAGATTAACGCCATTGAGCGCGATATGGCGCTTGCATGGGTAGACAGAAATATCAAAGTGCCGCTGACCGAGCCCCAAAAAGTGGGTATTGCCTCGTTCTGCCCGTACAACATTGGTCCCTCTAAGTGTTTCCCCTCGACGTTCTTCCAGCGCATTAATGCTGGCGACCGTAAAGGTGCGTGTGAGGCTATTCGCTGGTGGATTAAAGACGGCGGTAAAGATTGCCGGGTACGCTCCAACAACTGCTATGGGCAGATTGAACGCCGGGACCAGGAAAGCGCGCTTGCGTGCTGGGGGATAGACCAGTGAGCGCCGAAGCGCGAGCCAGCATCATCGTATTCCTGATCTTGCTGGTGGCCGGGCTTGGCCTGTTCTTTGGTTCCCGCTATGCGAGTAACAGCAGCCGCGCTGATACCGCTGATGCCAATGTCCTGCTGCAGGCTAAAGTCATTCAACAGCAGGCCGCAGAGAGCCAGGCATTCAGCGCGCTGGCATCGGGTACCGCAGATGCTAATGCCGCCGTGGACGCCAGAGCAGAAACAACCGTCATCGAATACCGCGAGATACTCCGCCGTGAAAAAACGTGTGATTACCCTGTGCCTGCTTACGTTGCTGACGGGCTGCTCAACTACACGAACAGTCTACGTGCCGGGGCAATGCACACCGCTACCGCCGGAACTGACAAAGCCGGTAGTGCCGCCACTCCCTCCAGCCAACTGACGTACTGCCAGGCTGTTCTCTGGATAGAACCTCTGCTGGCTGCGATAGAGAAAGCAAACAACCAACTGGCCGCCATCAGGCAGGCTGAACAACTCAGGCAAGGGAAAACGAAATGACGTTATTCGAAACATTACTGCTGTACTTCTCCTCTGTCGCCAGTGCGTTTCTGCTCATCGCTGGTGGCTGGGTAAAAATCCGTGACTGGTTCAAAGCTCACGCCGAAGCGAAAGCACAGGAAGCCGCAGCAGCAGCAAAGGCCGAAGCCGATAAGGTGGAAGCGCTGGTTCAGGTCCGGCTTAAACAACTCCAGGCAGAAGCCGACTCAGCACCTGACGCCACAGCAACGAGCACATCCGGCCCGGTCGTGGGATAACAAATCATCACAGCCTCGCAATCGCGGGGCTTTTTATTGCGCTTCGCATGCGCATTCCGAAGAGAGACTTTCAGTAGTGAGCCTGGGCGAGTCGTTCGCTCTTGGCGGCTTTGCCATGCGACAGGCTCACACCTAAAAGGTAACAAAAATGAAATTAATCAAGTACTGGCATGTAAAACTGTTCCAACATATCGGGACCGGAATGATTGCAGGTAAGCTGGAAAAACTCATCCATGAGGGTTATTCGACCAGCAAGCCAGCCCTGAATTACCACGAAAACAGCGTGATTGAATTGTTTACCGCTCCAGATCAACTGGAAACCAAAACGATTCGCACCTATGGCATCGACAGCATGGTGTGCACGCCGGTTTATGAAGAAGAAAAAGGCAAAGTACACGATCATGCATGTTTGAACTGCTTCACCGGATCAGGGCCATGCACTGGTGAGTGCAATGTACAGGATGAAAACAAACGTCTTTCCACTGGTGTGATGCAGGAATATTTCCCGAACGGCGGTCGAGACTGGGATCAGATTAGCTCGCTGTATGATGCTATCTGCGATGGAAAAATACCTGGTTTGCAGGCAACCCAATTAAACCCACCACGCTGTGAGATGCTGGAATACATTAAAGCTGCAATTGGTGAAGGTTACCAGCCTGAAAATGAAGAGGCGATTACCGACCTGTCATTGATTGACGCGCTGAATGATAACGATCTGAATCGTGAATTCGGTAAGTGCTGGCAGTGGTACAACATGGGCGGCGGTATGCATGAAACATTTGAAGCTCCGAAGCGCGTAGCATTTGAAAATATCACAAAGCCGGTAATTCAATGGCTTAACGAAAACTCCAATCCTCACGCCATTATCGTGATTGACCCAACCGGTGCCACTCTGCATACGGGTGAAATCGGGTACCAAACCGAAGAGTTTTTGAAAGACTGACGGCATTACAGAGGCCGCTCTCTGAGTGGCTTCGATAATGTCAATCGCAGGTGATTCAACATGGCAAAACCGGACTGGGGAGCACTGCAAGACCAGTTCCTCGCCGAGCATGCTAAATCCGGTATTTCCCCCAAAGACTGGTGTGAAGCGCAGGGACTGAATTACGCCACTGCTAAACGCTATATCAAAGTTACGAATTACGGTGCGAATTCGCAAAAAAGCAGTGCGAAAAAAAGTGCGAATTCGCAGAAGGGGAAAGACAAGGCCAGTAAAACCGGGAAGGGTGAAAAGAATCCCCGTGGCGCGGGCAGCACTGAAATTTCTCCACAAACGAAACCTATTCGCGGATCTCGCCACGCGCCGCCAATAAAACCCTTTCAGCCCGGCAATCAGCACGCGCTCAAACACGGCGGCTACGGTCGCCGGATGCTGCTCTCTGACGCAATCACCGAAGACGCCCAGATGCTCACGCTCGACGATGAGCTTTTCTGGCTGCGCGCGGCGAACCTGACGGCGGCTGAGAATATCGGGCGCTGGCAGACCGAGCTTGAGGTTGCCGGAGAAGAGAAAGCCAAAGAATTACATGCCCTGATTTCTGCTGCTGAGAAAGCTATGCACCGCAACACGGCGCGCATCGAGTCCCTTGAGTTCACAAAGGCAGCTATAAGCAAAGCAATTTCTCAGGATGAAAAGTTGAGGTTTGAAACTGCCAGAGGCGAGGCATTACAGGATGCAGAACTACGCAAGATTTCAGCCGAGGCAGACAGGGCAGAGAAAGAATCAGCAGCAATAAAAACTCCAGAAAAACCAGGTGAAAAACCCACGATAGTTATCAACCTTGTGAATTCACCAGATGCCGAATGAATACACCATTGAATTTTTGCCTTTTCATGAAGGTCAAAAAAACATTTACAGGTCAAAGGCAAAAAGGAAGGTAATTCGCGCTGGGCGACGCTTCGGTAAAACCACCATGCTGGAGCAGGCCGGTGGAAATTGGGCAGCCAAGCAAATGCGCGTTGGCTGGTTTGCGCCGTCGTACAAAATCCTGTTGCCATCTTTTAAGGCTATCCGCGACCTTTTAAAACCAATAACTACTAGTTCCAGCAAGACGGACTCAATTATTGAGACTATCGGCGGTGGCCTGGTGGAGTTCTGGACTCTGGATAACCCGGATGCTGGTCGTTCGCGTAAATACCACAAAGTAATCATTGACGAGGGAAGCCTCGTTAAAAAGGGTATGCGTGACATCTGGGAGCAGGCGATAGAGCCAACGCTACTGGACTATGACGGTGATGCTGTCATGGCTGGAACGCCAAAGGGTGTTGATGATGAGAATTTTTTCTATCAAGCCTGTAACGATAAGGATATGGGGTGGGAGGAGCACCACGCGCCAACGGCAGCAAACCCCACCATTAACCCTGAGGCGCTGGCGAGAATCATAGATGGTCGTCCTCCTATGGTTGTTCAGCAGGAATACAATGCTGAGTTCGTTGACTGGAGGGGGCAGAACTTTTTCAAGCTTGACTGGCTATTGGATAACGGTTTACCCGTCGATTATCCGGAAACCTGCGACACAGTTTATGGAGTTGTTGACTGCGCCCAGAAAGGCCAGTTGCAAAACGATGGTTCCGCTTGCATTTGGTTTGCTCTGATCAACGTTCCTGTACCTCACCTTGTCATCCTGGATTGGGACATCATTCAGATTGATGGTTATTTCTTGAAAGATATTGTCCCTCAATGGGTTAGCAAAGCTAAACACCTGAGCGAAATATGCCTGGCTCGTATGGGGTGTACTGGTTTGTTTATTGAGGACAAGGCCACTGGTATCACCCTTTTACAACAAGGTGCCAATGAGGGCTGGAATGTTCACCCAATAGACGGAGATCTTACATCTCTTCCGAAAGAGTCACGCGCTATTAACATTTCAGGCTATGTCGCATCTGGAAAGGTGCGGATATCCAAATATGCCTTTGAAAAAATAACTGAATATAAACAGTCGAAAAAGAATCACATGTTGTTTCAGGTCCTTAAATTCATCATCGGTGAAGAAGACCAGGACGATGATCTCTTTGACTGTTTCAACTATGGCGTTGCTCTTGGTTTAGGTAACGGCGATGGATTCTGACGAGATAACTAATGAACGAAGATGATATCCAGATCGGCAGTTATTCGCCGGAGCTGCTCTCGCTGCTCGACAGTGAAGATATCCAGCCTGGTAGCAGCGTTGGTTATCAGACCTGCAAAACGATTTACATTTTCCACCCGCTGGGCGGGAAGATGGTTGATCGCCCGATTAAGATGGCGATGAATGAGCCGCGTACCGTCCACATTGCGCAAACTTATTCGCTTGAGCAGCGCCTGCGTGACGCGTTCGAGAAAGAATGGAAAGCGCTGAAAGCGGACCAGCACATCGCGGCCGCCGCGCGCATAGCGAGGATTTACGGCACATCGGCAATCGCCATGCTGGTGGATAATCAGGAGCCTTCCCAGGCTCTCGACTACCGGACCCTGTACAAGCATAACGTCAGCTTTAACATTCTGGACCCGCTGAACACGGCGGGCTCTATCGTGCTGAACCAGGACCCGAACGCCTCCGACTTCCAGAAAGTCGATGGTATCAAGGTAGCGGGCAAGGCGTATCACAAATCGCGCTGCGTGGTGTTGCAGAACGAAGATCCGCTTTATCTGGCGTACAACCCGGCAGCATTCGGATTCACCGGGCGCAGCGTTTACCAGCGCGCCCTTTTCCCGCTGAAATCGTTCATTCAGACCATGCGCACTGATGACATGGTGGCGGTGAAGGGTGGACTGCTGGTGGCGATGATCAAGAACGCCAGTTCAATCGTAAACAAAGCCATGCAGGCGCTGGGCGGCATCAAGCGCATGATGTTGAAACGCGGTAAGACAGGCGAGGTGCTACAGATCGGGCATGAGGATGTAATTCAGTCTATCGACCTGAGCAACCTTGAGAAGCCTCTTGATTCTGCCCGTAATCACATCCTGGCAAACATCGCCGCTGCTGCTGACATGCCCGCCATTCTCCTGAATAGCGAGACGTTCACGCAGGGCTTCGGTGAAGGTACTGAGGACGCCAAGGCGGTCGCCGTCTACGTTGATGACATTCGCCGCTGGCTGGAAACGGTTTACGAGTTCTTTATCCGCATCTGCCAGTACCGGGCGTGGAGTTATGACTTTTTCAAAGCCTTACGCATTGATATTCCGCAACTGAAAGATACCTACAGCGTGTATTTTCAGTCATGGATAAACAACTTCGAGTACCGCTGGCCATCATCCCTGAAAGAGCCAGAAAGCGAGAAAGTGAAGGTTGACGAGACGCGATTTAAGGCGATCGTCAGTATGCTGGAGTCATTGTTGCCACAGCTTGCAGCGGACCCGGAAAACAGGGCCACGCTCATTAAGTGGGCCTGCGAAAACGCCAACACTAACGAAAACCTGTTCCCGCAACGTATCGATCTGGATTACGAATCGCTGCGTGATAATCCTCCACCCTCACAGCCTGACCCGGCATCAATACCAGGCGGAATGAGCCTATGAACCAGTTTACGCGCAAAGTCAGGGAGGCCGTTAAGTTCTTCCTGGCTAACGGCTACACCTCGCGCGAAGAACTGGAGCGCTGGCAGTGGTACATCCGCGAGGCGGCAGAAGGAGAGACTGCGGAGGATTACGCCGCCGTTGTGTCCCGACGCCTGACCGGTTCGTATGAAATGGAGGTAAACCGCGCTGGCGCGCTTAAACGCCATCCTGGCTTATCCCGGTTCACGGTGAATTACCTTGAGCCGAAGCTACGCGCGGAACTGGACCGGCGAATACTGTCCAGCGTCGATCTGATTAAGCTGAACCGCCAGAAAGCCATCGACACGACATTATCGCGTTTCAGTGGCTGGGCCAGCAGCATTCCGTCAGCGGATTCAATCGCGCTGCGCGGCATTCAGGGCACGATGCTGGAGGCTGCCGGGCATATCCAGAAAAGCGCCGAGCAACTCGATTACGAAGCGCGCCGGGTGATGATTGACCAGAATCACAAGCTGATCGCCAACATCGACAACGTGATCGCAACCAGCAATAACGCGATTGCTGCCGAATGGCACAGCCACTGGCGCAGGCCCGGCTATCACTACCGGGTAGATCACAAAGAGCGAGACCTGCTGGTCTATCTCATTCGTGGCAACTGGGCGCAGAAAAATGGCTACGTGAAGCCCGGACCCGCTGGTTATCTCGACGAAATCACTCAGCCCGGTGAAGAGGTTTTTTGTAGCTGTTACGTGACCTACCTGTACAACCTCCGCAGCATTCCCGATTACATGCTGACCCAGAAGGGCAGCAAGTTTCTGGAGTCGATGAAAAAGACATAGGAGCATTGAAACGTGGCTATTTTTGCTAGCGGCATCATGTTCCGGCAGGGAAAGAAAATCTTCCTCATTCAGCGATCCGATGACGGTACATGGTGCCCGCCAGGCGGAAAACTGGAGCCAGGAGAACTGGCAGAAGCGGCAGCGCGGCGCGAGGTACGGGAAGAGACCGGCTATAAGTACGACGGGCCGCTTACGCCGTATAGCGTAGCGGGCGATTACCTGACGTACCGGGCTGACGTCGCAGAGAATTTTGAAGCGGTTATTAACGATGAGTCTCTGGCCGCCGGCTGGTTCAGCATCGATGACATGCCCAAGCCGTTGCACCCGCCGTTCGCCGCAGTCATGGCCGCACAACCGCTCAACGAAACCGATGTGGCCGCGCTCATTGCCGATGGCACCCTGAGCAGTCCGCAATTTTTTATCAACATGTGGCTGTACGCCATTCGCGTGACCGGAACCGGTGTTACGTGGCGTTCAGCAGATCAACAGATGGCATTCCGCAATCCGGATGACTATCTCACCCCAGAATTTCTCCAGCGAGTGGCGGGCGTCCCGCTTATCTGGCTTCACCCGGAGAAAAACAAGCTCGACAGCGATGAATTCGCGAAACGTGTTATCGGCACCCTGACAAACAGTTGGGTGGCTGATAACGGCGAGGTGTGGGCTATCGCCCGCGTGTATGACGCCGAAGCCGCCGAAATCATGGCGACCCGGCAACTCAGCACCTCCCCGACCGTCACGTTTAGCGAGATACAGGACGCCATCATCAAAGTCGATGGTCAGCCTCTATTGGTGGAGGGTTCCCCGGTATTGCTGGACCACGTGGCAATTTGTGAACAGGGCGTATGGGACAAGCTCCTTAACCCCACTGGTGTTAAATCTGATTCCATTCCCAAAGAGGCTGAAAAGATGGACGAGGAAAAATTTGTAGAGCTATTCAATAAGTGCATGGATGCTCGCATGGCAAAGGCAGACGCAGAAAAAGACGCCAAGGCCAAAGCTGACGCCGAAGAGGCGGCAAAGAAAGAAAAGGCTGACGCCGAGGCAAAAGAAGCGGAAGAGGCGAAAGCTAAAGCCGATGCCGATGAAAAGGCCGCGAAGGAGAAGGCGGACGCCGATGAAAAGGCGAAAGCCGACGCCGAAGAGGCAGACAAGAAAGAAAAAGCGGATTCCGATCTGCGCCGCGAAATCGCTGAACTGAGAAGCCGGATCCCCACTGAGTTGTCTGACGCAGAACGCAATGAACTGGCTGATGCTCAGATCAAAGCAGACTCTGTTTTTTCCGCATTCGGTCAGCGCGCACCGTCACCGACACCCGGCGAGAAGCCTTTGCCATACCGTCGCCGCCTGCTGGTGAAACTGCAGGAACATTCGCCAGATTTCAAAAACGTTGATCTGTCTGCTATCGCCGACGCTCAGTTGCTGAACATCGCCGAGAAACAGATTTACGCTGATGCGCAATCTGCTGCGAGCCTGTCTGTCGGACCCGGCCAATTGCGTGAAATTAAACGCGCTGATGCGACTGGACGCATGATCAGCACTTTCGAAGGTGACCCGGCTGCGGCGTGGGCGCCGTTCAAACTTGGCAAACGCCAGGTCCTCGCATTCAACAACCAGGCTTAATGGGAGCTCTCAAGCATGGCTAACTTATCTCTTAACCCGATGGCAACCACCAATGCGCGTGGCTCCTTCGGTGTGCAGTCCGATGGGCTGATTCAGGGTGTAGCGCTGGATGATCCAGCCAACCGGTTTAACCTTGCGTCAGGCACCGTGGCATCAACAGAAACCACCCCGATGTGGGGAGGTTTGCCGGTTGCTGAATTTCTGCCGGGTACCGCATCAAGCCCGAAAGGTTCCACCATTCGCCGCGCTGCCAGCGTCAGTGAACTGGAAGGTTTTACGGTATTCAATCAGGCGCACAACGGCCTGACCACGCCGCAATCCCCGGTTCCGCAGTTTGCGTCTGGTATGAGTGTCTCGTATTACCGTATCGGATCAAACATGCGCGTTCCGCTGAAAGCATCCTCTGCGGTGGTTGCACTCGGCACAACTGGCGCGTCGGTGAAAACACCGCTGGCATGGGACTTCGTTAACAGCCAGTTAACCACGGCTGCGGCTGCGGCGTATGCAGGCGGCAACCTGACCACCACTGCTATTGCCTACGCCAATGGCGTTGCTACGGCAACCTTTGCAGCGGCGCATGGCATTACAGCGGGTCAGTACATCACGCTGAGCGGCGCAGTTCCGGCTGATTACAACGGTACCTACTACGTAACATCGGTACCGTCCCCCACTACCCTGACGTTTGTTCCTGCAACCGTTCCGTCTGGTGCAGCAACCACTCAGGCAACTGTGGCAGCGCCGAACGCTACAGCAGTAGCAGCATTTACCCTGCCAGTGAAAGTCCTGTCCATTCAGGCCGGAAACTCGAAAACTGTTTCATATAACAGCACGACCGGTTTCCTGACCTGGAATGACACCGACAACTGCGCGCTGGTCTTACTTTAATCGGGAGCTGAATTAAATGGCTGCAATTACCCCCAGCTATACAATCGTGAACCCGTCGTACATTGCTCCTGAGATGATTATTGGTCAGCAGCAGGCGTCCGGCGCGTTCGAAACCATCGCCAGCGGTAACCCGCAGGTTCGCCTGGGTGTTGGCGATCAATACGCTTACATGCGTCGTCTCGACATTCGCACGCAGGTAGCATCAAGCCAGTCTGGTAACGCTAACCAGTTGCCCAGCGTTGCAATGGAAGCACGGATGATTTCAACGCCATCCTACCTGCTTCGCTGCCGTGGTATTTACGATCACCACGACGTAGCGGCGGCCGGCGGCTGGAATATCGCACTTCCGGAAGCGCAGCGCCTCGGCATGCGCCAGGGCATTTTCCAGCAACTGCGCAACATCCTGTTGTATGGCATGAACCCGGCGAGCGGCGAAGGACTGTTGAATACCGCTGGTGCGACGACTGAAACGCTGCCAGCAGACAGCAATGGTAATACTACCGTCCTGACGTATGATGCAAACCAACTTGCCGTTTACATCCTTGGGCACGTTCAGGCTGCTCTGACTCGTACCATGCAGTTAGGGCGCCAGTTACGCGTCGTTATCTGCGGACCGCAGCGCGTGCTGGGTACGATGGAAATCCAAAAAGTTGTTGAGCTCACTTCCTATCAACGCGTAGGTGCAGGCACTGCAACGGTTGCGGGCATGGTTGATGCCATCCTGGCCGGGGCTGGTGTTCAGACTGACTGGGTGTATGACGATACACTGATTGGGAAAGGTGCTGGCGGTACGGATGCAGTGATTATCACCATCCCGGAAATTGAAACGCCGATGGTGAATTCAACCATTAACACCAACGAATTTGCGAAACTGTCACCGAACCTGGCGGCAAACGCACTGATGTGGTGTGACATGGCGGCACCGCGTGAAATTCCTACGCCGATCCCTGGTGGTGCTGTTGATGTGCTGTCCGAGCTGCGTTCAACGTCTGGTTGGGGTGTCCGTCCGGAAGCAATCACCATCCTGTCGATGGCGTACAGCGCGTAACCCATAAGTTTTTAACAAACCAACAAATCTTAAGCCCCTTTCGGTGATCCGGCAGGGGCTTTTTTATGAGGTCAAAATGAAACTTTTTGTCGCCAATACAACCAAGCAGCGCAACATTTTTGTTTATCGCGTTCTTGAAACTGGTCGCCTACGTCAGATCCCCATTGAACCAGGTTCGCAAATGATGGTTCTGGATGGCTCAAGCGATGAGGTCAACGCGGTAATCGAGCACCATGCAATTTACGGCCTGATCAATTCCCGGAATATTGACCAGAGCAAGGCTTTTGTCGGTCTTTGCTACAACATCGATAAGCCGGTAGTTTCCAGCGTCATCGAAAAGGCCATCCGCGATAACGATGATCACCTTTCCCGCGGCGCACATCAGATTCGCCAGGCATCACTGGCCGCACTCGACAAGACCCTGACTGAAAACAGAACTGGCTACAGCGGGGAGCTTGAGTTTTCTGCTGAACAAATGAAAGGGCGCGAAGAAAACGAAGATGCGCCGGTTGTTAATGAAACCATCGGCACTCAGAAAGCCGGGAGCAAGAAAAAATGACCATCAGTCTGTCGGGATTTATCGACTTCGTTCGAACTGATATGGGTATTGACGCCACGCAGGTTCCCGACAACTCGCCGTCAATCTCTCTGGCTTACGGCGGCGCGGTTGAGTGGGTAAACCAGGACATTGAAATGGTGATGCCTCAGTTTTACGCAGTCGCCGTTTATAACCTCGCCGCGTCGTTTCTTGTCAATTACGGGACTGAGTCAGTATTCGCCGGGACCCGCGACAAGTTGAAGCTTAACGACTTCACCGCGGGGGTTATCACCGGGGCCAGTGACAACGCGACCAGTGCGCAAAGGCTGGTACCGGATTTCTTCAAAGACCTGTCTCTGGCTGATCTGCAGATGCTGAAAGACCCGTGGGGCCGCCGCTACCTGATGATTGCGCAGCAGTTCGGGAGTCTGTGGGGGTTATCGTGATAACGCTGCATCTCGGGGTTATTGATATCCCCTACGAGGACGAGGACACCACAACCGGGGACGTGGCTGAATACCTCGAAGAGAAATACCAGATCATGCAGACGTTCTTTGACCGCTATGAGAGGGAAATAGTGGACATGATGAGTGAGGACATGGCTGGTCAACTGGAGAACCTGATAGCTGGATTTCCGCCTCAAAAGGACCCATTCAGGAGTTCAATGGAAAGGATTCACCATCTCTTTTCTGCATTCCTGGATAGTCAAGAAATGAATGGCATGCCAGGAGTGCCAACGCGGAGGGCGCTGGAAGGTATCAGTAAGCGCCTGAAAAACAAAAAAGGCAATCCGCGCCCTTCGTTTATTGATACTGGCACGTATCAGGGGGCAATGATGGCCTGGGTAAGCGGGGTGCTGAATGCCTTCCCTGAGTGAATTAAACAACGCAAAAACAGAGCTGAACGCCGCACTCACTGACGGGCTTGACGACCTTAGCCGCTATCAGGAGGTGACGTTTACCCGGTACATTCACAAAGTCCTTCCGCTGGATGGATTCGTGTTCTGGGTAAAGGCATCGCTGACTGATGTTGCGGATCCGACGCAGGACACCGTACAGGTTAAAGGTTATCTGCACCTGACGACCGAGACAATTCAGAACGACGAGCAGCTTTACGACCGCAACGTTGTGACGTTTACCGCGCAGTCTGATATTGACCCGTTTAACGACATTGGCTCAGACGTCCTCTATATCGGCGAATTCTTTGGCCTGCAATTCTCTTTTTCACGGCGTATCGGCCTTAACGAACCGGCCAACCTTTATCACTACACTGGTGAAGCGATTTTCCCGCACATGCGGTCGCAGATTATTAATTCTGCCGACGAAATAGATCTCACCGATGTGGTTGTTTCGAGCTCGTTACCGGTATGGCTGACGCTGAATCAGTACATGCCTATGTATCCGGCCATGCTGTCATCGCAAAACATTTCGCCGCCGTTCGCAACGGTGAAGTGCGCTAATACAACCCCGATTGCCGGGGCGTTTTATCTGGACGACCAGCAGAACCAGTATCAACTGGTATCGGAGGATGTGACGCTGTCGCTAACCGGTCTGCGTAACGCGCAAACGCTGGACTTCCTGCGTTATGTACAGGACTACACGCAAAGCGACAGCGCTGAAATGGGCGTGATGAATATCCCTGTTGTGCAGGATGAGCGCGTCACGCAAAACGAGCTGAACATCATCGCCCAGCGAAAGACCATCAAATTCAAAGTTAACTACTACCAGCAACGGATGCGCAACGTGGCGCGCAAGCTGGTGGCATTTTCCATACCTTCCATCAGCCCGGAGAAATAAATGTCGATCGTCAATATTAACGTGTCGGTGACTAACCCGCCGAAACCGTCGCAACTGCTCAAATCCGGTGCGCTGATTTCCGTTGGCGGCACTACGCTGAATGCAGGCGAATATCAGTTGCTGACCGCAAAAACTGATCTGGCTTCCATTCTGGCACCTGCAAAAGCGATTTCAACTATCGCCTGGGCAACCGGTACGGTCACTGTCACGCTGAGCGCTGCACATGGGTGGACTAACGGATCACAGGTTCCGGTCCTCATCTCTGGCGTTGCGCCCACTGGCTACAACGGCGCGTACACCGCTACGGTGACGGGCGCCAACACCTTTACCTATCCGTTGACCAGCAACCCCGGAACGGCAACCACAATGGGGTCGGTAAAAACGGTGGTGGCTAACGAGATTGTTCAGATGAATAACTCGTTCTGGTCACAGGGCACAAGCCGCGCAGTTTATGTGCTGGAGCTTGGCGCGGTTTCGAATATTGACGCCATCGCAGCGCTTGCCGATTTCATCGCGGAAGATGTATCGCTTGGCAACACTTATCAGAAGTTCTTTTCCTATCTGGTGCCGCGCGAGTGGGATTCCGAGGCGACATTCAAGACGCTGACTGGTCTGTATACGTCGCCGTCTTCGCTGGTTTATTTCTTCGTTACCACGACGATCGCAACGTATGCCGCATGGAAAGCTACGGCGAATAAAAGCGTATTTGCAGGCGTGGAAGCCCCAGCCATTGCCGCCACTGAGTTCTCAATGGCTGCAGCGTTCCAGTCTGCTCTGGCGAATGACCCGGGGTCTTCCAACATGGTTCCCCCGATGGCGTACCGTTTCCTGTACGGCGTCACTGAATACCCGATTGAGGGTAACAGCACCCTGTTGAAAAACCTCCAGGACAACGATATCAGCTACGTTGGGACAGCGGCTGAGGGCGGTCTGAGCAATAAAATGCTGGTTGCTGGTCATATGCTTGATGGCAACCCGTTTAACTACTGGTACTCGGTGGCCTGGTGCGCGATCAACCTTGAGCTGGACCTGGCTAACGAAATCATCAACGGTTCAAACACCACCGTTAACCCGCTGTACTACGAGCAGGCTGGTATCGACCGACTTCAAAACCGTGCACTCAAAACGCTGCGTACTGGAATCAGTTACGGCCTGATTCTTGGACAGGTGATTAACGCCAAACTGACCCAGGCCGATTTCAACGCCGAGTATGAGAAAGGCACGTATGCGGGTAATGCGGTAATCAATGCGGTGCCGTTCAGCAACTACACCAGTCTGAACCCGTCCGATTATCAGGACGGGAAATACAATGGGCTCAGCGCAATCATGACCCCGCGTCGTGGCTTCGAATCCATCACCTTTAACCTCAACGTAACCAACTTTGTAGGGGCGTAAAAAATGGGCAACCCATTAGTGCCGCAGGGATTTCTTAATCGCGTCCGTGGCGCCTTGTCTGTTACAGACGTCCCGGCGCTTAACGTCACCGCATCGTACCTGGGTAAAGACGGGATCAGTATGCGGCCGGACAACGCCGCTACTGACATTATTCCGACCATGACCGGGACTGTCGGCAGCCAGACGCCGTACCAGCAGGTGACCGTGACGGTTCACCTCCTGAAAACGCAGGGTCTCGGGGCCAGCTATCAGCAGCGCTTCGCCACTGATACCGCGCTGGGTGAGGTTGTAATCACCCCGGATGCTACGACGTTCGGTAACTTCACATTGCTGAATTGCTACCTGCTGAACTTCAACGAACTGCCGTTCAACGGTATGGATGCCGGGTATGTGGTCACCATTGGCGGCTACCTGACCACCAATGACAACATGTGGATCTAATCCGTGAAAATCGACAAAAAATTAAATCTGGTCAGCACCATCAATCGCGATGGTGCGTTACCCGTCTATCTGCATGTTCTCCCGTTCCCGTATGAAGTGGTAGAGGAGCATTGCTTCCTGCTGGGTAACCTGTTCAACAACTTCATCACTCAAATTGGCGGTATTGGCGCAGCACGTGTGGCCGCAATGATGTTGCGCAAAAAGCTGAAAGAGCAGGGGGCGTCGGAAGGTCCTGGGCTTCTTGATGAAATGCAAAGGCTGGCATCTGTCGTCTACAACGACGGCAGCGCATGGAAAGTCATTCCGCTTGATACCGCACTGAAACAACAAATCGTTTTGCTGGACGAATACCGGGAAGTTGAAGGGGAAATCGTTTTTTTTATGGTTTCCTCTGCCATTCAGAAACGGGAACTGATAGCACCGACGGTGGGGGCGGTGATCGGCATGTACGGTGGGCAACTCACTGTATCGAGCGTTACGGAATTCCGCGATTCCTTGCTGACGTCGAATCAGGATACCGATACCCCGACCCAGAATGTCCAGCCGGAAACATCATTCATACCCTCCTAGACTGGGCGTCTAATGAGGGTTTCTGGCGGGTGATCCGTGAAATCAGCGACGCGGAGTTTTCCAGCCCCGCGCAGTACCGCCAGAGATTCATCATTTCAGCGCTAAAAGACAGGGGAAGCTTCAATGGCAGCTAAAACAATAGTTGAAATTGATGTAAATGATGAGAAGTTTCAGTCGTTTATTGAAAAGTTCAACGAGTATCAGGCTGCGTTAAAGGGATTGCCGGAGGAATGGCGCGGAAGCGCTCAGGGCATCGCTGATACCGGAAAGGAAACGGCAAAGGCCAGAACCGAAACCGAGGCGCTGACAAAGGCATTTAACGATGGCGCGGCGGCTATCCTGTCGATTAACAGCGGCATTGATCGCCTGAATACCAATCTGGAACGGGCAGGGAAGCACCAGGGCGACTTTAGCCGTAATGCCGGTAATGCCAAAGGCTTCCTGAACGCGGCGACAAAGGATGCCAAATCGCTGGCCGGACATATCAAAGACGCCACTACCAGCCTGTTGACGTGGAGCGGCATCGTAGGTGTGTTTACTGGCGTATTGGGTGCTGGCGGTCTGTTTGGTATTAACCGTCTGGCGTCTGTGGCCAGTGCGCAGAGGTTTACCTCTCTCGGCCTCGGTACGTCGATTGGCGCTCTTGATTCCACGGCGATCAACTACCAGCGTGCGCTGAGCAACCCGACGGGGACGTTAGGGGCTATTCGCGATGCGCAGATGGACCTGTCAAAGCGCTGGCAGTTCAGCGCGATGGGTATCAACAACCCTGACCGCTCACCTGACCAGTTACTGCCGCAAATGATCCGCAATGCGCGTGATATTTTCGTGCAGAACGGTAGCACGTTACAGGGTGCGCAGGCCCACGGCCTGACCAACTTCTTTACCCTGGACGACCTGAACCGCTTCAAAAACATGAGCGAAGCGGAACTTGACGCCATGGATAAGCGCGCCCAGCGCGACGCCAGATTGCTGCAGATCACCGACCAGCAGGCGAAACAGTGGCAGGACTTTAACGTACAACTCGATTTCAGTAGCCAGAGCATCCGTAACACGTTTATTCGTGGCCTGGCTCCGCTCACCCCGGCACTAACCAAATTATCCGACTCGCTTTCAGTGGCGATTGATACCGTCCTGAAATCGCCTGAACTTGGCAAATGGATTGACAACCTGTCGGGTGGTATTCAGCGCTTTGGTAATTATCTGGCTTCGCCGGAGTTCTCCAAAGACGTCGAAGACTTCATGACGAAGGTTGAGAAGCTGGGGGGTGTGATCGGTAAAGTTGTCGACTGGATTGTCGGAAAAACCAACCTTTCGGCGGCTGACGTAACATCGGGGTCATCCATTCTTGGTAATGACGCTGTCGTTGATCCGCAGACCGGGAAGAAGTATGTGCCAGGCAGCGATGATGACCCGCATGTGTGGGGGTGGCTGAAAGGTGTTAAACGCTTCTTTTCCAGCGGTGCCGTAACGCCTGTTGATTCACAGCCGGCCAACGTTAACGCGTCCGGCAGAACCATTGCCGACCGGTTCAATAACCCCACAAACCTGAGATGGGCTGAGGGATACGGCACGCATAACACCAGAAGTGGTGATTTTGCGGTGTTCCCCACCCTCGATGAAGGTGTACTGGCTGCGGCCAAGCAGTTGCAGATTTATGGCTCCCGCGGGGTAAATACGGTCAGTGATATCGCCAAAAAATGGGCGCCATCGAACGAAAACGACACCGACGAATACATCCGGCACGTTGTCAAAGCAACCCGGTTTGGTGAAAACGAGAAGCTCGATCTGAACAATCCGGCGGTACTGGCAAAACTCATTTCTGCCATGTCGCAAAAAGAGGGCGCTGGCTACCGGGTCAGTGAGGGAGCGGTGATCCAGATATTCAACAACACCGGCGGCAACGCAGTTGTTTCCGGCGCGCAACTTGGGGTTACCGGATAATGGCTTTCACTCGCGAGCTCTACAAACTCGGTTTTGAAATATCGCCGGTTATTCTCTGTGACGGTATCGCGCAAAGCATACCTGGCGGAATGCTGCCGATTGTGGCCCTGACGCAAAGCGCAAGCTTTGTTACGGGGCTGATCGGCGGTGCGATAAACCTTACCGATCTGGATAAGTATTTCTGCCACTGGCGGCCTGTGCAGGGAGGAACGCTGGTTGATTACGACATTGCCCGCTATCCGTTTGCTAACCAGACCGTGGCGGCTAACGCGCTGCTGGCCCAGCCGTTGCGTATCAGCCTGTTGATGGATGCCCCAGTTAATGAAAATACCGGGGCAATGACAAAACTGGTAACGATCAGTGCGTTGCAGTCTGTATTACAGGCGCATGCAAACCTGGGTGGGACGTTCATTATCGCCACCCCGGCGCTGATTTACAGCGGGTGCATTCTGCGCACCGTCAAGGATGTGACCAGTTCAAGCGAGCCAGTCCCTCAGCGTTCATGGATGTGGGATTTTGAGCAACCCCTGGTTACGGAAACCGGAGCGGAGCAGGCTGTTAACAGCTTTCTCAGCAAGATTGACGGTGGTACGAAGATGACTGATGCGTCATGGACCAATACTGTCGCCGCGCTGGGCAACACCTCTCTGGGTGGCGCGGTGTCTGGTGTCGCATCCAGTATCGTCGGGCTGGTGGGTAAACTAAGTGGAACATTCGGCCTATGAGCACAGAACTCTATACGTTTACCGGCAATGAGCGCGAAAGCATGCTGTTTACGCCGGTACTGGACGGGACGGTCTACAACTGCCAGATAAAGTGGAATATCGCCTCCCAGCGCTGGTACCTGCTGATCACTGATAATTCAGGCAACACCATTCTGAATACGCCAATGGTCGGATCTGTATCCACTGGGGGTATCAACCTTATCTATAGCGTGTTTTCCTCAACAACCCTGATCTGGCGTGAGAAAAATGGGCAAATAGAGGTTACAACCTGATGCGCTTCTATGACTTTCAGATTTTCGACAAAAATGGGAATTTGTACAGGCGCTATAAGAGTCTGGATGACTACGGAAATTTTAACCCCGGCTGCCTGATGGTGGAGTTTGATATCCAGAAGTACGGCATGTCCACCCCCATGGGATCCAGCCTGGTCAGGGTTTACGGGGTCAGCATCAAAGAAATGCAGCAGGCCCAGCAAAACATGTTCGGCATGACCATTAAAGGCTTTGCCGGAATGTCAAAGGGGCTACCGTTAGCCAAACAGAAGCAAAGCGGTTTAGTGCTCGAAGGCGAAATTCAGCAGCCTTTCGGGAACTGGCAGGGGACTGAATTATCTCTGGACATGATAATCACGGCTGGCGCCGGGTCGATAAGTTCCCCTGTCAATATAACGATGCCATGGGGTAAGGGGCAGAAGCTATCTATAGCGTTATATTTTGCCCTGCAACGTGCTTACCCGGATTACAAAATTAAGATCGAAATCAGCGATAACCTGGTGATGAACTATGACGCGCCAATATTTTGCTCAAGCGTGCAGCAACTGGCGGCAAATATTAAATCCATCAGCAAAAGCATCATCAGAGATCAGAATTACTCAGGCGTTGAATTATGCATTTTCCCTGGCAAAGAAATTCGCGCCTGGGACAGCCTGACCACTACGAAAAAAAACGCTCCCATTCAGCTTGAATTTACTGATCTGGTTGGTCAGCCGACGTGGATTGAATTTAACAAGGTCATGATCCGAACTGTCATGCGCGCTGATATTCAGGTGGGCGACTTCCTGAAACTACCAGCGGGCGCCAGCACAATCATTCAGGCCTCATCCTATTCACAATATCGCAACCAGGCAGCTTTTACAGGCGTGTTCCAGGTCAGCGCTGTACGTCTGGTGGGAAACAGCCGCCAGGCAGATGCTAATAGCTGGGTGACCATCATCGAGGCGTTCACAACAACGGGGCCAGCACAATGACGATCAGCCAGCGACTGAACTTCGGAAAGAGTATGAATAACTTTTCCGAAGAAAAAATATTGCAGGCCATGGAACTGGCCGGAAAAACGCTCCCGGCAACGGTTGTTTCACGATCCGGTAAAATGGTTACCGTTTCGTTCAGTCTGACGAATATCCCGTTTACCCTGCCACAAGTGACTATTCCCCTGTTTGGCCCGGAGTATATCCGCTACCCGATGCAGCCGGGCGATAAGGGTATTGTCATCCCGGCCGATGCGTATATCGGCGGCATGAGCGGGCAGGGTGGCGGCACCGCTGACCTGACGCAGCCGCCAAATCTCAGCGCCCTGACCTATTTGCCGATCAGCAATACCGAGTGGAGCGACGTCGACGGCGAAGTGCTGACGATGTACGGGCCCGAGGGCGTCACCATTCGTGACAAGGCGAGCAACAGCACTTTCCTGTTAACACCCCAGAGCGTGGCCATAGCAACGCCTGACAGCTTTACGGTGAAGGTGGGAATTACCGTCCTGTCGCTAACTCAGGGAATGTGGCAACTGACAGGCCAGGCCGGGAAATTACAGGATGCATCTGCCAGTACAAGTCCGGCGATAATGCAGGAAGGCTGGGCTTTGCTGGTTTCATGGCTGAACAGTCATCGCCATTCGAACGGTAACGGCGGCGGTAACACCGGTACGCCAACCAGTTCATTCAGCGGGAACATTACCGAATGAGAACCTATGGCAGAAATTCAGAGGGTAAATGGGTCCTGGTTGAAACCGATGAGTACGGATTTAACGATGCCATTTACCTGACAACGCTGGTGCAGAACCTGAAATTAGCTCCCCAGGAGTCGCCATTCTTCGCCAATAACGGCATACCCGCGCAGGCATCCGTTATTCAGCAAATCTTACCAACCTATTACGTTAACCGCCTGCAGCAACAGTTCAGCCAGTACTTTTCCTCGCTACAAATTGCCATGGTCAGTGATGACCCTCCCGTTTACAACATTTCAGCCATAACGAATGCAGGCTCAAAAATTATTGCACAGGTGAATGTATGAGTGATTTGTCTGTCAGCTATACCGCGGCTGGCCCGGTACCGCAAACCGCAGAAAGTCTGCGCGAGCAACTTGTTGCTCAGGCGGTGGCCCTGTCCCCCGGACTGACAACTGATTTACCCGGTTCGCTGATTGAGGATATTGTCAGTACGGATGTTGGCGCACTGCTGGTATGTGACCAGGCCAGAGTTGATCTGATTAACTCGGTAGGGCCACTGAAAGCGAACTTGACGATGCTGAACCTGCTGGCCCAGCAAAGCGGCATAGCACCCCAACAGACGCAGGGGCTAACCACTGTACCGGTTCAATTTTCAGGTCCGGCAGGTTTCGTTATTCCGCAGGGTTTTTTGGTATCTGACGGCACGAACAGCTATGCGCTGGTAGACACTACGACAATTCCGGCAGCGGGGGTAACGTCATCTGTTACCTGTCAGGGGACGGTGACGGGCTCCTGGGCAGTACCGGCAAACACGGTAAACCAGATTGTCACCAGTCTGCCGCAGGATATTGTTCTCACCTGTAACAATCCCGTTGCCGGTATACCAGGTGGCGATCCGGAAACCAATTATCAGTTTCGTGATCGCGTCTGGCAGGGGCAAATGTCCACTGTGCAGGGGTATCCCGGTTTTATCCGCCAGAAGTTGACGGATGTTGCGAATGTGCAGGCCAGACTTGTGTCTGTTGTCCAGAACGGCAGCGCCTGGGTCATCATGTGCGGCGGCGGCGATATTTATGAGATGGCTGGAGCCATCTACAAATCAGCAGGAGATATCAGCCGGCTGAGCGGGTGCAATATAAACGTCACGGGCATAACGAACGCTAACCCTGGCGTTGTGACGACCGATATCACACACGGATATACGACCGGCCAGGTTATCGAGATTGCAGGCGTTACAGGTATGACTGGCGTGAATAACGTCCCGCTGACGGTCACTGTGCTGTCTCCTGATTCATTTTCTATCGGGATTAACACTACATCATCAGGCACATGGACTGGCGGCGGGGTTGTAACACCGAATCTGCGCAACAATGTTGTGACGATTAACGACTGGCCAGACAACTACCTTATCCCGTTCGTTATCCCGTTACAGCAACGAGTCACGATTACATACCAGTGGGCGACGGAAAGCGTTAACTACCTGACGGATGCGACAGTTTCCAGCCTGGTGTCGGCAAACGCTATCTCGTATGTGAATAACATTTTTGCTGGTAAACCGCTCAACGTTAACAACCTGAAAGATGTTTTTTTGCAGGCCGTCAATACCGTGCTGGATATGAGCCTGATCACCACCCTGAATATCATTGTTACGGTTAACGGCATTATCACGCCAGTCGATGCAGGAACGAGCATTATCAGCGGAGATCCGTTCAGTTACTGGTATATCGCATCCGATGGTGTAATCGTTAACGGGGTTTAACATGCTCAGTGAAATTATCAGGTCATACCTCTATACCCAATATAATGATGACGATGATATCCGGGCATTTGTCACTGCCTACAACACCATGGCCCAGGAAATCTATTCATGGATGCTGAATGCTAACCTTCCTGTATTTGCCGGTGGCTATAACGTTGGCGACCAGTTGCGATGGATAGCGCTGGGAATTTACGGCGTTAAGCCTCCGATACTGGTCAGCGGTAAAAGCAAGGTTTACGGTCCGTATAACGCGATCAGATTTAACCAGTTGCCGTTTAACGGGCGGAAACGGGTCAGAGAGGCCGAGCAGGTTGTTGTGTCTGACGACCTGTTCAAGCGGATCATGACGTGGAATTTCTATAAGGGCGATGGCTTTTATTTCACAATCCCCTGGCTGAAACGCCGGATTATGCGATTTCTCACGGGTGTTGACGGTACGGATATTGTTAATGATCAACACTGGATTGTCTCTGTTGTTTTTTCGGATACAGGGATGATTATCACCATCACTAAAGGCTACACCGAACTTACTGACGCATCACTTTACAATGAGACAGGATTCAATGATCGACAGTACGACCACAATGATGGAGTGCTGATAAGAAGCAATGGCTATGAATATGCCGACCTGTTTAAGCAGGCCTTTGATTCAGGGCTGCTTCACATCCCTTTTTACCTGAGCGGTGAAGTCATCGTTATCGGTTAGTTCATCGTCTGCAGAATCAATCAACCCGCCACCGAGCGGGTTTTTTATTGCCTAAAATCCGGAGGATAAATGGCTCTCACCATGCTGGCGGCAAACAATGCCTCTACTTTGCTCGTTTCCGATATCAGCGCCGCATCAACAACGCTACAGGTAAGCACAGGAACAGGCGATCTCTTCCCATCCCCTGTTTCAGGCACAAGCTATTTCAAGGTGACCCTGACGTCACTGGCAGCAGGTAAAGCCAAAGAAATCGTGCATGTCACATCACGTTCTGGCGACACGTTTACCATCACAAGGGGCCAGGAGGGTACCGACGCGGCGGCCTGGGGTTCTGGCTCCAGCGTGGCAAACCTTTTTACTGCGGGAACCTTTTCTAATCTGGCTCAGGCCAAGGACGTGCAGGCCGTTTACGATAACCTGTCCGGCACAGGAACAGGGCAGGGTGCTCTGTCTGTAGGGTTTAATGATACCGACGCGGGCGTACAGACAACAGTGGCGGGCGGTTTACTAACCAGAATAACCAAGGCCGCCTTACTGGCCGGGACTGGTTCTCTGGTGGGCTATCAGTATGCATCAGATGCCATACTGCGTACCATGCATGACAGATTTGCAGAAACGCTGAGCATTATGGATTATGTTCGCAGCACCGATAATGGTGATTATTCTCTGGCATTACAGCGAATTTTCACAAAATACGTATCGGCTGACAGCTTTCATATAAAATTTCCGGTTGGGTATTTTCAATTCAAAACTCAGGCTGTGTACAACGGCAGCGCAGTAGTTTCCATTGAGGGATGCCAGGGTACAAAATGGTCACTTGAATGGAATAGTGCGCAGGCAAATATTGCGATCACGTCTCAGCGTCGTATTTTTATTGATAAGATTGAAATAGAAGCCAAGGAAATTATCGGACAAACAAAGATAGGTATGTACCTTAACTGCACCGCGCAGGACTACTCTCACAACCTTACGCAAATTATTGCAACGGCGACAATATCAAGCGCGAACACTGGAATTATTATGTTTGATATTGTAAATTTTTCGCTTGGTAATGTTAGTTGTTGCTATGTCAGATATTTTGGGGTTGGTTCTACAACCCACAATATCGATGAATTCTCAAATAACATCGGATGGAGAATAACGGCAACCACTAAAATCAGCACTGACAGTAGATTTGAAAACTGCGGTGTTGTCGGTTGTGAAACGGCGTTTGCTGCATTCCCTCCGAATGGCACAAGCGGATATCTGGAAGGTATTGCATGGATGAGGTGCACAGTTGTAGATTGCCTCTATGGGCTTTTTGTCCAGGGTGATAACACTCAGGTTTATCGCTCCCCGATGTACGTTTGGCTTGGCGGTCATATATTTGCATACAAGGCATGTATTAGCCACTACTGGGTAAGCCAAATAATTGTTCAGGCGGCAATTCTATACCTTGTTTACGACGCAACTCATTCTGGTAGCTTTGGAAATTCTCCTATTTTGCTTAATGAATGTGTTAACACGCAGATTGACAATGTTACCATTCGCCTTGTTAGCCAAATTGTGGGCCCGTCAATATCTCAGGGTGTTTATGTTGGTTCAAATTGCGCTGTAACATCAGTAACTAATATTATTGTTTATACAGCTTCACAATCCAAAGGCGTAGTAAGTGTGCCTGGTTCAAAATACACAACAGCATTTAATGTTAAAGTGTACTATTCAGGTACGGCGCCAACTGCTGCCATTGCACTTGGCGGAACCGGTGATGAAGACCTTGGTGGTAACTCGGTAAGGCCAGCATAAAAAATAAGCCCCGAAAGGGGCTTTTTTCATGGAATTTCAACTTCTGAATATCCACCTTTACCATCAGAAGCCAGAACCTTGATATCTTTTTTGGTAATGGCTCCTGGAACATCATAGGAAAAAACGAATCCATTATCGCTATTCTTGATCTTGTAGAATTTTTTGACATCGTCTCTTTCTATGTCAGGAGATATCTCACCGACAATACCGCCTTTTATAACAACAAAAAGCTTAGGAGAAACATCACCTTTTCCTTTTGCGACTGCCCAGCCTGAAATGTATATTCTTGATGTCTCAACCCCAAGCCCTCTGTTCAGTTCGTTGCTTCCGGGTGAGATGATGGCCTGGTCTACATGTCCTATAACCTCTATCCCTCTTTTGCTAAATGACTGGAAGCTATCAGTGATGCTTATGCTTCTGGTAAATGGGTTTGCCAGTGAAAGATAAATACACGCGATTACAATAATAAAAACAGGTGTCTTTGTTAGCAAATCATGGTCTGCATGGAACCTCTTGCACACGTTGTTGATCAATAAACCAATGCTAATCATAGCTACTGGAACTATTCCATATGCAAATAGCTGTCCGTTTAAATGGAAATGAATGGTCATATGATGCCATGCCAGTATTTGCCATGAAAACACACCAGCAACAATAAAAGCGCATCCAATAGAATAATGCAGCAAGTCGGAGTCTATTTTATCCTTAAATTTCTTTACTGGATAGATAATACAAATTGCAGAAGTTAGCACAGATATTAAAACAAACCATCCAAAAGGTATTTCTTTATTGAAAAAAGACAACGCTGGAAGATAAAAGTACTCTTTGAATGATTCCCATGCAAAAAGCAACTTGTGGCTTTCCAGATCTGACGATAGAGTCTCTATCAGACTTTCATTACCTTTTCTTGATGACAGGTGTTGGATTAGTCCCTGGGCATAGTCTGCCCCGCCATCGGTACCAGTATGCAATTCAACTCTATTTATAATTGTTGAAAAACCATATGCATCATTTATGTTGTTTAACTGGACTGCATGAATCGCTACAGCGACAGAGAATCCAACAACACAAGCAATAAATATACTAATTAAATCATAAATTCTTGCTTTGTGATTTGTTCCTATTAAAGAGAATACATAACCAGCGCATGCAAACAACGTAACAGTTGTTATGTATTCATACCCACATAAACATTTAATCAACATCGCCAGAAATATTAATGAAAGCATCAATGGCTTTCTTCCATTAAACATCATCTTGCCTGTGACAAACGCTATTGCAAACGGCAGGATAATTGTGAATGGAACCCAGTATAGTGAGTATGAAAAAGTTAATGCCCAGGGAGATAAGGCAAGAGATAGCCAATACAGAATGACAGGGTAAATTCCAGATAATTTTAATAATTTATAAGTTGGAACAGAAAATGCAAATGATGTTAAAAAAGAAATCAATAACGAAGACTGCAAGCTTATATCTGTAACATTTAAACTGAGAGGGCTGGAGTGCATCAGAGAAAGTAGTATGCCCTGTATACCAAACTGAGAAAGATAGGTTTGCTCAAACCACCTGAGATGATCAGAATTAGCAATGCGTTCTACGATTATGAATGAATCTGAACCCAAGAAGCTATTCCCGAATTTTAAAATGCAGATGTTCCAGAATAGAAATAATGATATTGTAAATATCAAGGAAACAGACCAGGCTTGGGGCTTTGAGTACAAAAAATACTTATTCTCTTTTAGCTCCGACATTTAATTAAATCCCTTATTTTGGTTGCCCATGATTACTTACAATAAATCATGGTTAAGTTTCTTACATTTTGCCTCTTAACAGAATTTATGTCATCCAGAAATTACAAACTGGCAGGAAGTGTAATGTTGCACAAACCCGGCACTGACTTCATCAAGTTGGTTAGGGGTTCGATGAACGCGATATTCAATTATTAAAGTTTTTATTAAATAAAATCAGGAGTATAAATGGACCTCACACTTTTAGCTGCCAACAATGCACAGACCACGATCGCGGCCGCCATCAACGCATCTGCAACTACCGTGTCTCTGGCGACAGGTACCGGCACCCTGTTTCCGGCACCTGTCACCGGTGCAAGTTACTTCAAACTCACCCTGATAGATGCAGCAACAGAACAATTGACGGAAATTGTTCACGTAACTGCACGATCTGGTGATTCACTGACGATTCTGCGCGGACAGGAAGGAACGACGGCACGCGCGTGGTCAGCGAATGATATTGCTGCCAATATGATGACCGCTGGCTCTCTTTCATTGATGGCTCAATACAATACGGCTGAATTTCAGGATGCGACCACCGGAAGATTGCTGAACGTGCAAACGTTTAATGCCTCCGGAACTTATACCCCGACACCGGGAACAAAAAAAATCATCGTTGAGGTGATCGGTGCTGGCGGAGGCGGCGGTAGTGCATCAGGGGCAAATGCATCATCTGTCGGTATAGGCGCAGGTGGTGGCGCAGGCGGATATGCTAAATCTTTGATTACCTCAGTTCCTTCCAGTCAGTCCGTAGTTGTTGGTGTAGGCGGTAATCCATCATCTCCTGGTGGACTTTCATCATTTGGTTCTGTTGTTGCAAATGGAGGTCTGGGTGGTGATAGTTCCATTTCAAGCGCATGGACAACTGCATTTGGCGTAAATTTATTTCGTGGCGCCAATGGGGGTTCGGCAACTGGTGGGAATATTGTTAATTCGTCAGGTGGATGTGGAGGAACGGCGATCTGGTCCAAGGAAAATAACTGCGTATCTGGCGAAGGAGGAGCATCGTATTTATCAGGAGGTGCTACCCCTATCGGTGGTTCAAGCGGACCGGGCAATGCTGGCACTGCTGGAGGCGGTGGCTCTGGTGCCAATGCCAACCTGACAACAACGGTTTATACCGGTGGTAAAGGTGGAGATGGCCTGGTCATCATCTGGGAATACGCGTAA